GGTGGAATACAATTCGATCTTACACCAACAGCACCATCTCCACAAGAAGGATTCCAGTACTGGGATACGGATGCCGGCACACTTAGCTTAGGAATGCCTGGAGGGAATGTTAACCTACAGATGGGGCAAGAAGGATTAAAAAGAGTTAGAAATGAGTCAGGAGTTACTATTCCGAATGGTAGCTTAGTATACACAACAGGTTCTTCTGGAAACAAACCTTTAGTTGGTCTTTGCGACAACACTGATACAGAGAAGTCATTCGTACTTGGTATGGCTACCGAGGATATTGCACATAACAGCAATGGTTATATTGCACTATGGGGTAGTGTTAGTGGCGAAACTTTACAACCCATCAACACTTCTGCTTATGCCGTAGGGACAAAGCTCTATATGAGTACAGCAGGAGGATGGACAGCCACTCACCCATCTGACCCAACTCATTCTGTTGTTATAATAGGAGAGGTGCAGAGACAGCATGCCACAGAGGGTAAGATAGAATTACTCAATCCAAAGTATTTTACTTTAGGGAATAATTTCGATGGTACAATACGTCAGTCTGTTATCAATAATAATGCTGGAACAAGCGCAGCAGTTGGATTCACAGCAGTTAATGATGCGGGTCACAGAGCAACATTCGGGTTAGGAGGTTCTAATAATGCTGCTTTCCCTGACGTAACAGTATTCTACGGAGAAGGTTATGGAGATAACTGGTACGCTGTAGACGGGAACAAGTCTCATAAATGGTATACTGATCCAACAGACTCTCATAACAACAGTGCTCTTAACTATCTAAGGATGGAGTTAAATGCTGCAGGGACTCTTATTTTAGGAGTTGCTCCTGCTGATGCTGGGGCTACTGATGAGATTCTAAGAATAACCTCAGGTGGAGCGATAGTAGGAAGCTCAGTAAGCGAGTTAGCAGGAGATTTAACAGGTACTCTCGACTCAACCTATCTAAGACTTGATACAACTAACGACCCATTAACAGGTACATTGAGTATAACCAGTACCAGCGCACTAACATTAAAATCTACAGGGGCAGGGCTTCCAGTTAGAATGGGATTCTTTGACCTGAATACTGAAAGGTGGAGAATCTATAAAGAGACTAATAACCATCTGTATATATATAATCCCGTATCTGGAAACTTTCCTTTCCATATTGATACATCAGATAATATGTATTTGACAGAGGGTGCAGGGAATGTTATGATTGGCTCAACATCAACCCCAACCGAATCGTTAGAAGTAGTTGGTAATTTCAAAACATCAGGAACAGCTTATATTGGAAGTAGGTTAAGAATAGGTTCAGGAGGAAGTTTACTTGTACCTGCTATATACTGGCTTAGTGATGCTGATACAGGAATATGGTTTCCTGCAACAGGTAATATGGGTTTTGTTACTGGTGGAGTAGAAGCCATTCGTGTTGACGAGAATCAGAATGTTGGTATAAATACCACTAGTCCAGGAGCAAGATTAGAAGTATTTGCAACATCATCAGAATTTCCTCTAATAGTCCACAGAAATACACACACTGTAGGTTACGGTTCAGGTATTAGAATGACGTTGGATGATACATCGGGAAATCAAACAACATATGGTCAAATAACATCTGTTATAGTCACAGATACGAATGGCGTAGAGGATGGTTATATGAAATTTGAAACTATCAATGCAGGTAGTTTAGACGAACATATGCGCATCAATCCATCAGGCAACGTATCAATAGGAAATACTAATGACACTTATAAACTTGAAGTAAGTGGATTAGTTATGTTAAGACCAACAACAGGTTCGTATAATTACTTTAACCATAATGGGGGCGATACCCAATGGGAGCCATATAATGCCAACTCCGCAGACAGATGGAACATTACAATAGGTGGTGGTACCAAGACTGATGGAATGCACATCGGTAGGCTTGATGAGAATGATATATTTGTAGGCACTAATGGTAATGTGTCAATAGGAAGTACTTATAACGGAATGCCATTAAATGTGGGTGGGACAATATATGCTATTTCTGGAGATGTTTATGTAAATGATAATAAAGGATTTCTTAATGCTGATGGTAATACAGGAATGTATCCTGAAGGAGATGGGGATATATTATTTAAGCATAATGATTCAGAAGTAATAAGATTTACACAACAAGGGTATTTACAATTTGCAAGTTCAACTGGTAACAGATGGATTCTCATGAATCAGACTAATACGGGAACAGGTGTTTTAAAAATGCAGGCTGGTCTTGGTTCTGCTGCATATGGAGGTGCTATAAACTTATATGGTCATGTTAATGCCACATATCCGGGATGGGTAATAGCTGGTATATCTTCTGGTAGTGGTGGTAAATTCGCAGTTAATACTCAAGGTACTGGTGGAGGCTCAAATATATTTACTGTAGATGCTAGTGGAGATGTTTATACTGCTGGTCATATTGAGTTTGATATGCCTGGTAGTGATGGACTAGCACTTTTCGACCATAGCAAATGGTTTAATGTTAGTTACCAATCAGGATATGCAAGTTTAGCTTGGTGGAATTATCACAATGGAACTAATTGGGTTCATTCTCATGCATCCCTTAAACCAGCGAAAATAACAGCAAATGGTAATGGAATAACTTTCCAAGTAGCAAATGTTAAAGGAGCAGTAGGAGCTACTATAGCAAGTTATTCTGATGCTATGGTCATCAATCATAGTGGTAATATAGGAATAGGTGTAGGAACCACAACAGCAAGAGTCGAAATAGCTTCAGCATCTACTAACATCCTGAAACTAACAGGAGGCGCAGGAGGTTCTGACACAAATGTTCTTGAGCTATTTAAAGGAGCAGATAGAGTTGGTTCATTTGGACAAGCCAGTGGTGGTAGTAATAATATATTTGTACAAGCAAGAAATGGTGGGAAACTACTATTAGGAGCAAGTAGTGGTGATAGTTGGAATGAAGCTGTTATTATTGACACATCGGCAAATGTTGGCATTGGTAGAGACCCAAGTTATAATCTTGATGTAGACGGAACCTTAGCAACAAGGTCTAAATTCTACATACACTCTACAGGGTTTTATTGGGCTACACCAACAGATACAGATTCAGCTTGGACACAGGTTGCTGTAAGAAATAGTTCTTCAGGAGAAATGAGTGTAAGAAGTAAATCTAACTTCCTTAATGACTTAGGTTTTATAGAAAATGTTCCAACATATTTCGTAACAACTGAATACTATTATCTATTCTCGATGAATCCTGCATCAAATGGTCAATCTGCTTCTGCTTCTTTTGATATAGTGGGGTCTGGTTCGTACCATTCATTAAAAGGGACAATAATAGCAAGAAACGTCTCTGGGACTACATCTGCAACATTAACTATAGATTCTGATAATTCTAATAATTATACGATAGTAGGGTACAGAAATCCTGATGGCTATACTATTGATTTTTATTTTAAGGTTGCAGCAAATGTATCCTATACTGCTAGGTACGGTGTTGGCGATTTAAGAGGACAAGCTTACATAGATTCCTCTCCACCAGCCTCTCCTTTAAGTGAGGATTATTCATGGGCTACAAATAGAGGAATTGGATTAATAAATCCTACAGCCAAACTTCACATATCAACAGGAAATCAAGCAGCATTAATATCATCATCAAATTATGGAGATTTATATGTTGGTGACCCAGTAGTCGGTTCAAGACTTAAATATGGAGGTCAATATATATCTGTAAACAGTGCTCAAGCAAAAATATTTACTAATAACTTAGAAAGATTAAGAGTTACTAATAGTGGTATAGTTCAAATTTACAACTTTGCTACAGGAACAAGTTCTGATGATGATATCGTTGTAGTTCAAAGCGATAACAGTCTAGCAACTAGGACAGTGTCTGATATCATAGGGGATGAACTAGATTCTGTTTATCTAAGACTTGATACAGCTAATGATCCTTTAACTAATAATCTTGAGATTACAAAAGCAGGAGGAGCCAGAATAACGGTTAGTGAAACTGTTGGAACATCTACAGCATACTTAACTGCAGGTGCTGGCGGTTCATCTTATCCTATGTTAAACACTACCGCAGCTATTCTCAGGTTAGGTGCTGCAAATAACCCCTACGTTTATATTAAGAATGGAGGTAATGTAGGTATTGGAACAGATAGTCCTGATGCTGCATTACACGTATATGGTGGAACATCATCTATGATAAAAGTTAGTTATGTGACAGATGATACATACTATACTTTATATAATACAAATAGCATAGATGCTTACGGTTCTAGTCAGATATTTGATATTAAACTTCAGGGTGATTCTAAAATCAGAGTAGCTAATTCTGGTAATGTAGGAATAGGGACAACGGCTCCACAATCAATAACTCATATTGTACAAAACGTTAGCGGAGATATAGGGCCAATACTAATGCTCTCTAATAACTACGGAGACTCTAACCCTATCGGTAATGCCATGGCTATATCCTTTGAGAGAAATTTAGGTTCTACTACCTACAGGGGTATGAGAATTGTCGCTGAAGGGCAAGGGCAAAATAACAAAGATACAGACCTTATCTTTCAGATGGGCGATGATACTGATTCGTGGGATGAAAAGTTCAGATTTACAAATGATGGTAAGTTAGGTATAGGAATAACAAATCCGTATTATGATTTAAGCACCTCATCTAATGGTACAATAGCAACTAGAACAATGCATCTCGTTGAAAGCGGTTATATTGCAACTGGTGAATATGGGTTTAATGTATATGCATCTAATAATGGAAGTAATGGTCATGATTTAAGATTTGCTGGTAGAACATCAGCATCTGGATTATTTGTAGATTTAATGACTATTAAAAATTCTGGTAACGTAGGTATAGGAACTACTAGTCCAACTTATCCTTTAGATGTAGTAGGGAATGCTAGAACTAGAGGATATCATTATATAGGAACAGATGGTAGTTATTTATATGACTCTGTTGGCACTCTAAGGCTAGTATCAGGCGGAACTATTTTCTTGCATGTTGGAAGCGGATGGGAGTATAGATTTGACACAGGAGCATTCCAGCCTTACACAGATGCTACAAATGATATTGGAAATATATCCCTAAGGTTTAAACAAGGATTCTTCTCGGGTACTGTTTCTGGAGCAGATGCTGTACTTGATACAGAGTTTGTAACTCTCGGTCAGATGAATTCTGCGATATCTGTAGAAGATTTATGGGATAGAAGTGGTGCTAATACTACCTACTTAGCTAATTCTTCGGATACTGTTGCTATCGGAGCAAGTAGTGTAGTAGGAGATGAGAAAGTTTTTATTCAAGATACAAGAGCAACTTCGGAAAGTACTTTAACAACAATGCTAGTAAAACAAGGTGTTAGTGTTACAGATAACGATATGACGAGAATAGCCATTCACGGTCTTACACAAAGAGGTGGGTGGGCTAACATTTACATGTATGGTGTTATTGGTGAGGTTATAGAGAATCAAAGTAAGGGTGCATATGAAGTAGTAGGTGTGCTGGGTAAATCTACATACGAAGAAGATAATACATATATACACACCACTTATAATGGACATCTGATGGGTCTTAAGTCTGAGACATATCATAAGTACATACAAGGTCAACACTGGTTAAGTAATGCTTATGGTGTTTATATTAGAGGATTTGAAATAGAGTTAGGTGCAAAAGCTAATGCTTGGTACGGTGTTTATATAGGAGCTACATCAGGAGCAGGAACTATAAATAATAAGTGGGGAGTTTATCAAGCTGACAGCGGTGCTACAAACTACTTTGCAGGAGACATTGAGGCTAAGAAACAGATACATTTCTCTACAGCAATAGGTTATCCCGGAAGTATAGACGGAGTTTGGTTACAAACGGATGGAGGTCTTACACTTTCAGGAACAGGAACTCTTTATGATATAAACATAGTTAATCAGGACAGAGCAACGGCTATAGCTGTAATTAAGGATACACAAAATGTTTATATGCCTGGTTATTTAGGTATAGGAACAACTACTCCTGATGCAAAACTAGATGTTAGTAATGGTGCATCGAATGGAAATGTTGCTATTTTCGGGGATACTGATAATTCTAAAAGATTAACCATATATAGGAATCAGGATAGTGATTATGCAGCAATTTACTATTTCTCAACTCCAACATTCGGAAAAACGTGGATAGGTCACCCCTTAGACGCTACTAAGGCTACCATCTTTGACGGTACTACAGGTAATGTAGGTATTGGAACAGTTAGTCCTGATAATCTACTTCATGTACAAGGAACTGATCCTATTATATATCTAGGAACAGATACAAATAATAAGTTAGGTATTAAATGGGATAGCACTGACGGTTATGCAATGTTCATGACAAGAAGTTCTAGTACATGGTATTCAGATACTCTTGTATTGAGAGATGGTAAAGTTGGTATAGGCACAGATAATCCTTCAACAACACTGGAAGTGGATGGTGGGACTTCCGGGTATGTTAATATTATTAGAAATAGTAAGATTTTACGAATTAATGCCGACTGGAGTAGTAATGGTGAATATGCTCAAGTTGCTCCCGCCGCTTCATCTGGAATGGGGCTTTCACTATCAGCATCAGATACTAGTCCTAGTCATTTATTCTTGGAAACTGGAGGTAATGTAGGTATTGGAACAGATAGTCCTGATGACCTACTCCATATATCTTCAACATCTCCAGCTTTCCTAATGGAAAGAACAGACAGAGCTTTAAATGAAAAGGTATGGAGAATGGCATTTGACGGTTCTGACTTTGAGATACAAACACAAACGGATGCTTATGGAGCAGGTGAAGATGCTTTAAGAATAACAAGAACTGGAACAACTATTAATGAGATTATATTCCCTAATGGTACAGTTTCAATAACAGATATACCGAATGCTGCAAATACAGTAGACAATATCCTTGTAGAAGATTCAGGAGTTATAAAATACCGTACAGTATCAGACATCATAGGAAATGAGCTTGATGACCAGTATGTAAATGTTACTGGTGATACAATGACTGGTGATTTAATAATGTCCACTAGTAATATTAAGTTAGACAACAATCAGGTCATCCAACAAAAAGACACACTGGGTTCTTACAAAACTTTACTATACAAAAATACCAATAACGAGAACATACTCTATGGAGGCAGCTACAGTATAGGATTGTCTTTAAGAGATGAGTCTTCTAATAGAATGCTTCACTTCTCCAGTACAGATGCTGTTTTTAGTGATAAATTTGTTTATATAAATAATATTGATAACTCCTATTTATGGATTAGATCGGGGCGAGATGGATTAGGAACAGAAGAATCCCTAATTGTATTTACAGATAACACTACCAATAAATATTACCTTGGAAAAGACTCTGGTAATGACTTCGCATTGTATAACTATGATGTTGCAGGAAGTGTATTCAAGCATGATTCTTCTTTAGACGAGTTTAGAATATTCTCATCATTCTTTAAGCTTAAGGAAGGTAGTTCTGTAAATACCATAGAAACAACCCTGACAGATGACGACACCCACCTACCAACATCAGGTGCAGTTTGGGGCAAATTAAGTACAGGTTATGTTCCATATACAGGAGCTACAGCTAATGTAGATTTGGGAGATAATTCTTTAATAGCAAACCTATTATTAGTAGAAAACCAATACGGTAATAAAACATATATTGAATCATACCCTGATGATGGTGCTGGTAACGATTACACTGTTATGTATGGTAGTAATTATACACACTCTCTTAGATTAAGGGATAGTTATCATTCTGTAACAAACTACTATGCTGTAATTCAAGGGGGTTACATTGATGAAGCAAGGATAACCTTAAAAGGGTTTGATGGTATTGATAGTGTTACTAACACAAGTATTTATGCATCAGATTTTGCTACAGTAGCTGGTAAGATTACTGGAACTTCAGGTAAATTCACAACGGGAGCTGCTGATGGTTACATAGCAGTTAGTGATGCTGATGGAGATTTAGTATGGACTGACCCTGCTACTTTAAATAATCACACCCACTCACAGTATGTCCCATACACAGGAGCAACAGCGAATGTTGATTTAGGAAACTACAATCTTACTTTATATAAAAATCTGTATTTAACAAATGCAGTAAGAACATGGAATATTCAATCAGATAATTCATCTGATGGGTTGAAGTTTATAAATAACAGTTCCATGAAATTCCAGATTACGGGAGATACAGACGAAGCAATATTTTATACAGATTTATATGTAGATTCAAATGAAGTATGGCACGCTGGAAACAGTAATTTAAGTACGGTTGATTGGGCTGCCTTAGATGCTCATATTTACAATGACATTCAGTTTTATGGTGGATCTAATGAGATAAAATTTAGAAATGCAGGCGGTACAGCAGTACAATGGATATGGAATCCGTCAGGTACAGATAACATAGCTATTGGCCCAGGAAGTACAAGCAACTCTTTAGTTATAGATTCTACAGGTATAGCTACTTTTGGTAAGGTCGTGATACATGATCCTCCAACCGATCCAACCCACTCAGCTTTACTTTCAGATGTTCAGGATGGTACCAATCACACCCACTCTCAGTACTTATTAAACACTACAGATACGTTTACTGGTACATTAACCTTAACAGGTCAGTTGTTATTAAACAAGATTGGCAGCGCTAATCAAATGGCTGCACGATTTGCTAATAGTAGCGGTAATGCCTTTATAGAGATCGCAGGGACATCTGGAGCTGCTCAGATATGGTCTGATAATAGCGGGGAATTACAATTCACAACTGGAGCGACACAAGGTACATATGGTACAAAACGATACCTAATAGACTCATCAGGAAACCACGACTTTCAAAGTGGTACAGCAGACTTTGGAAATACTGTTACAATTAATGTAGGCTCTGCTAATAAGATATCAGAAATGCAGAGTACTCATTCTGTAGGAGGTTATACCGTTTACTCAGATAGTGGAACTACTACAAAAGGTTTTATTGGTTATGGTGCTACATTGTTCTCAGGAACAGGTAAAGAAGAGTTTGGGCTACGTTCTCAAGAAGTTCTTACACTTTATACAGCAACAGCTAATCCTATTCACTTTTACACATCAGGAAGGAACTTAAGGTATGAGATAGATAGTTCAGGTAATCACGACTTCCAATCAGGAACAGCTACTTTTGGGAATGAAGTAACAATCAATACCCCTTCTTGGTCAAATACTTATCGACCTCTTTATATTAAGAACGGAGGTAATGATTACAGCCACGCTGCTTATGACACGTTAGTTGTACAGGCATACGACGTTCCAACTATTAGGATTGTTGAAGATGGTACTCCTGCTGTTGCAGAGAAGCAAGAGATGGGGTTTTCTGTTGGAGATAGTCACGCTAGTATAACCTCTACCCAAGATTTAAGGTTCTACGTGGATTCAAACCCAGGTAATCTGATATATAGTGGGGCTAATGGATTGTTAGCATTATCAATCAGTACTGGAGGAGATGCTACGTTCTCAGGAGCAATAAATGTAGCTTCTACTGATACTTCCATAACAAGAGCAAGTGCAGGAAATATAAACGTTGAAGGTAACTTGGTATGGCATGCGGGTAATGACGGCTCTGGTAGTGGATTGGATGCAGATATGGTTGATGGGATTCAAGCTGAAAGAATTGTATATGGTAAAAACCTATATGCAACATTAGATGGTAGAATAGACTTGGACACAATCACCAAAACGGGTCATTATTGGGTTGGTAGTGGAGCTTCTAATTATCCCGTAAATGGTGCTGTAATGCATATGAACTACGACAACGGTACTCAATACGGTGCGCAACTCATAGTAGGACAGGCTGGAACAGAAACTTATTTCAGAGGTAAATCATCAGGTGTTTGGAGCAGTTGGACAAAAATATGGCATGAAGGAAATGATGGTTCAGGAAGTGGATTAGATGCAGACTTACTAGACGGTCAACATGGAAGTTATTATAGTCCTACTACTCATACTCATAACTATCTTGACGGTAGTGGTGCTCAATACCAAGTTGCTGTATTTGATGACTCTGATACTTTAGGTGGGTCGGGAACATTAACTTTTGAAGACGGAACATACTCTATTTTAAGCCTAAAAGGAAGTACTGGAGAGAATGTTGGCGTAGCTTCATTTAAGATGTATACTCATACATCAACTTCTGGTATAGGGAATCAGTTATGGTTTTATAGGAGTTTTGGAACAGCAGATACTCCTGCAAATTTAACTACATCTGATAGTATTGCTTTATTATCGTTTCAAGGATATTATGGAGGGGGTTATTCTAATTATGCTGATATAACAGTATATACTACAGCTACTGATGCTTCCAAAGGTGAAATAAACTTTAATGTAGACCAAGGCACTCAGTTGACTATAAGAGATAATGAGTTAAGTGCTGCCAATGCTGCATTAACAGTGAGTGATATAACACTCAGTAGTGGAACTACTGTTAATAGTATAACTACAAGTGTTGGAGTAACTGGTTCAGATAATACCCTTGTTACTGAGCAAGGAATTAGAGAGGCTATAACATCATCTGAGTATTCACATCCTAATCATACAGGTCATGTTACCTCAACAGGTGATGGGGCAACAGTTTTAACAGTAGCAGGTATAACAGGTCAAACAGCTCTTACATCAGGATTAATATCAACGGATGAATTACTTGTAAATGATGGTGGTGCAATTAAGAGGATGGATGTTTCAGTTCTTGAAGCATACATGCAAGCAAACTTAGATTTTACTACAGATACAGATAATTACGTTGACTCAGTAAGTTTTGCTACAGGAACAGGTGTGTTGACCCTTGGGAGAACAGGTGCTTTAGCAGACTTGACTGTTGATCTGGATGGTAGATATTCTTTAGACAATCATACTCATAGTCAGTATCTTCTTAATACTACAGATACCTTTACAGGAACGTTAACAGTAAATGGTAATTTAACTTTTACAGATACTTCAGTTATTATAGGACAAGGTTGTGGATTAGCTGATGATGGTTCTAACCAGAATGTACTTATAGGATATAATGCTGGTAACTCAGTAACTTCTGGACAAGGCAATATTTTCTTAGGAAATCTTGCAGGAGAAGACCTTGTTACAGGTAATTATAATATAATAATGGGAGATTGGTCAGCTAAAGAGGTAACAGCTGGAACCAATCTTATAGTGTTAGGAGAAAACGCCTTAAGGGATGCAACAGGAACTCTTACCGATATTACAGCTATAGGTAGAGGAGCAGCTCAAACAGTTAATATAGCATCCTCAATGGTCGCTATTGGAGTATTTGCTGGTCAGAATGCAGATGGTTCATCAGATTTAGTAGCAGTTGGAAGATATGCTGGTAGTTCTAGTACAGGTATAAAAAATACAGCTATAGGTCAAGGTGCTCTTTCGCAAGTAACAACTGGTGACTATAATGTAGGTCTTGGTAGTACAGCTGGAGATAAAATAGCTAATGGTTATCCAAATGAAACATCTTACGATTCAGTATTTATAGGCGCACAGACTAGAGCAGCTGCTTCAGGACAAACTAATCAAATAGTTATAGGCACTGGTGCTGTAGGAAAAGGTTCTAACACTGTTACATTAGGTGACGATAATATCACAGCTGTCTATATGAATGAAAATGGTTTAGCTGACCTGTATGCTGGAGGAATAGTGGCACAGGGAGATGTTTCCACTCCTTCTTCTGGCAGTTTTGTTATAACTAAAATATCGGCAGGTGAGGGTGTAATCCAATCGTATAATGCTGACACATCCTCATGGATGGACTTAAGTATCATTGGTAAAGATGTAAAATTTAGTACAGGTGTGTCAACAGCTTTTTATATAGATGGTACATCTGATGTAGTAACATATAATTTTCCAATACAAATGTCTACCGCTGTACCTATAAGAACAGCTGCTTCTTCCACATCTGGTGCTGGTCTAAACTTTGCTCATGGTACAGCTCCAACCTCACCTGTAGACGGGGATATGTGGACAACAACTACTTCAGCATACATCCGTATCAATGGAGTTACAAAAGATTTACTTGAAACTGGAACAACCACAACAATCAATAATAATGCTAATAATAGAATTATCACTGGTTCTGCTACCGCTAATACTCTTGAAGCTGAGCAATACCTTACATGGGATGGTCTTAATTTAGGAATAGGAAGCAGTGGTTCTTATATACGAATGGATACACCTGATGAATATAATGCATTGAGAATTCATGGAGCTGATACTGCTAATTCATCTAGTGGAGGTGTTTATATAACAGGGCAAGATAGTGGCGGATCTTGGGATTCTGCTTACTTCTTAGAGGACTATATATCATTGCTTACAGGAGATATAACAAGATTTTCAATTGATAGTGCAGGACTTGTTAATATTAAGAAAGATTTAAAAGTAGATGAAAGTATTGGTGTTGGAATACAGCCTTCAGCTAATGACCAAGCCTATATATACCGACCATCTTCAGATGCCACAGGAGCTTCAGAAGCAGCATTAAACGTAGCTAGTGGATTTACAGGTGCGGCAGCTACTGGAAGAAAGCAAGCATTAAGAGTTGCTGTAAATATGTCACATACTTCTGGAACAAGCGGATTTGGTCATGGTGTAATGATTCTAAATAAGGCACTTGGAAACGGTGGAACAACTACAGGGTTATATGGTGTGTGGACAAGAAACGATGTTGGTACCGGTCATACAGTTACAAATAGTTATGGTTTGTCTGCTTGGAATCCATCAAATACTGGAACCATTACAAATAACTTTGGTCTGTATATTCAAGAAATGACAGCTGGAAGTGCAAACTATTCTATATATACAGCTGGAACCTCTCGTAGTTACTTTGGAGGAAATGTAGGGTTTAAAGTTGCTCCTGATGCCACGTATGCTATAAAGGTTAATGGTGAGCCTGCCTCTAACGGATATGAGTTGTTTACTGATTATTCTGATGAAAGACTTAAGACTAATATTCAGAACCTTGTTCCAGACGGAGAAAGTGTAATGGAAAAGATACGCCAATTAAGACCAGTAACATACAGTTTCAATCAAACATACTCAGATATTACAGGGTATGAATTAGATGGAAGAGTTCTTAAAGGGTACATAGCTCAAGAATTAATGCAAGTATTTCCAGAGATGGTAAAGTTAAATCAAGAAACTGGATACTATGATGCTAATGCCTCAGGTATGCATACATATATTGTAGAAGGACTTAAAGAAGTTGACAGCGAAGTTGAACTGCTTAAAGAAAGAGTAGCTGAGCTAGAAAATATTTTACAAGCTAATAATATTTCAATATAATGGGAATGAATAACAAAAATAAAAACTATTTAATAGTCAAGTCTGTTACTGGAGGAATGGCACTAGTTCATATCTATAAAAATGAAGAGGCTAAGAAAAAGAGTTCGATATTTAACAAATTTATAGTTGATGTATTTAATTGTGGATTAGAACTTGAAAAAGAAAAGAAAGGGAAAGAGGGCAAAGAATTAATAGAAACATGTGAGAAGATTATAGCAAAGCAATCAAAGGAAGATAAAGAAAGGCATAAGCCAAAGAAAACAAAAATAAATGGGCAATGGATATAAGAAGTAAAATAGAACAATTCATTTTCCGTATTAGGGGATTCAAGAAAAATCAAGAACCTACACCCCCTCTTGGGAAAAGATATTACATTGACGCATCTAACATAACTTTAGGTAATCCACCTTGGAAAGGTAGAGCATGGGATAGAGTTTATCAATGGGGTTACGATCCAATGTTCAGATGGCACTTGCCTTGGGATGATAATCATGGTGTAAAAAATAATATTATCATAGAGGACGACAGAATCAGATTAAGAATGCATGGACACAAGCATTCAAAGGAAGCTTATCTATACTCGAACTTCACAATAAAGACCGGAACAGTTAGAGCAATGATAAAAACTCCTAATATTGAGGGTGCTTGGTCAGCTTTTTGGCTTATGGGTAAGTTTGGTATGCCAGAAATTGATATCTTCGAACATTGTGGAGAATGGACAGACAAAGTTAATGTTACCCATCATTGGGGATATGATTATGAAAATATTAATGGTAAGAAGTCAACTCTATCTAATGGACGACAGTACAAAGATTTCAGACCAACAGAAAAATACAACTTGTACGAAGTGGAACTAACTCCGTATAAAGTGATCTACAAGATTAATAACACTGTGGTACGAACCATGAAAAGGGGAGTCCCTAGTGGACCTAATCATGTAATATTTGATATTGTGAAAGGAACTTATTGTGGTTCTGGACCGACATCCGAACTTGATGACGATGCTTACATGGATATCAAGTACTTAGAATTATTTATAATTGAATAACTTTTAATATCTAAAACTATGGCAGGATTAGTAAATTCAACCGGAAACTTCCTAGTAGTGGACCAAGTTAATTGGACTAACGTAACTGTGTTCATTTACGAAAGCGAAGAGAAGTACAATGCTGGGTTAGATCCACTGTTTGAAAAAGCAGTAAGGGGTCAACAGATCCGCTACCAGATGGACTATGGACACTGAAAAAAAGAAACATATATGGGACTTCAGCGAGATCGCTAAAAACAACTTTCGTTGGATACTTATTTTAATCGGTTTTCTGACACTTTTGTACTTAGATGATAGATATGTCGGGGTAGACCGTTTTAACGCAGAGAAAGCAAAGTCAGACAGCTTAGAGAGCGCTTTAATCGAACTCAAGTTAATATATAAATTGGAAAAGCAAGCCTTAGAGACAGACTTAGGAACAACTAAGAGGAGGCTGCAAACCTATATTGAAGAGCATAAAGAACTAAAAAAAGACCAGGCAACAAATCATAATCAGCTCGAAAATAGGGTAATCGTCAATGAGACTATAATCAAATATAAAGTGTTAAAGGATTAAACTATGTGTATTAAGAAATTGGATCAAGGCTTAGAAGAGCTAAGGAAGATCACGGATTCGCTACCACCGATTCCTAATCTAAGTGCTTTTATGACTGACACCAAAGGTCTGGTTGAATACAAGGTAAAGGAAGGATACGTCACAGGCGAGGCTATCTGGAAAAAACCTCAGTATGCTATTCAGCAGGCTTTCATGAAAAAAGGCTCTATATTCGGAATGCACGTTCATGAGCGTTCTAAAGAGATCCTCATTGTCATTAATGGCGAAATTAAAGTCACTTATGGCAAGGAATCTAAAGTAGTTAAAACCGGTGAGCTCGTAGTTGTCGATATAAATGTAGAACATGATGCAGAAGCTATCATTGATACTTTTTTGGTAGGCATGACAATTCCGGCAGACGACTGTTACCCTGAAACACCTTAAAAAATAACTATGAACGAGACTGATCAAAAGGGTGATTGGAATAACCACAGTGTACATGTCTTATACATGCTTGAGATGCTCGTGGGAGAAGCAAAAGAATTACGTGGCCTCCGTCAAGAAGATAGAGAGTATTTAATACAGACTATCCATGAAGCAAAAGACGATTTAAAGGAGGCAATCTCAAAACTCACTAAAGAGTACGATGAAAAGGTTAAGTTACTCGATGATCGGATTGATACCGTTAACACCGAGATAACCGTTATTAAAACAGAAGCTAAGGCTGACGCTAAAAAGGAAGCCAATAAGAGAGCTGCATGGATAAGCATTGGTATAGGAGGTGCTCTCGCTATAATTAGTCAAATAGTACACTCATTATGGCCAAGTATATAATAAAAAAAGGGAGACATTTCAGCAATAATAAGATACGCTTTATGCTATCCGGATTATTTGTTGGACCAATAAATGCAGAATCTTTAAGACGTACATTCATGTTCCGTTTTGGAAATGAGATGCAGCGTTATGCTTATATACCAAAATCAGATTGGTATAACAAATCGGATCTTGACAAAGATAATGAGGGTAGGCCGTTAACCGGATGGAATAAACTTTACGGTTTCGCAGGCTTTAATCATCATGAGTTTTCAGCAAGACTCGTATGGCAACCCAAGTGGGATCAGTACGGGTACTTTGATATTTACCTTTATGTTTATAATGAGGGTGAATGGATAGCAAAGAAAATACTAACAGTCGAGGGTAATAAATTATTCCTTTGCGGTCTAAAAGCAGAGGATGATTGTTATCTAGGGTATGTTAACAACCTTACTAACAACATTCACGGAGAGGGATGTACATGTATATGGGCTGAAAAGACACCTCACTTTATAAGGTTAGAACCTTACTTCGGTGGAAGGTCTTTTGCCTCCAAAACAATTATTTTATATCTTTGGAATCCTATTACGTTTATGTTGTTTGGAAAGTATATCAAAAAGAAACTGAATATTCACTAATAAAATTTGTACAAATGAAAGGATTATTTAACCCGTCAGGTAACTTCCTTGTGATAGAGGATGTAAACCAGACAAGCGTGCGTGGATTCCTTTACAAGGATGAAACTCAGTATGACAACTTCGGAGCATGGGACACAAAACATGAGTTTGCATTTACTCCACAAGGGCAAAGAGAAGCTCTTGAAACTACAAAAGGCAGCGGTACTACATTCGCTCAGACTACTAACCAGGATATCTGTTATAACCTTATTGTGACTCTTAGCGCAGATAGCCCTGAGAGATTCAGCGTTAGAATTCCAGGAGAAGCTGACGCAATCGGTCCATGGACTGTAGAAGATCCAACAGCAGTAGGAGTGTAGTATGGGCTTTAAGCTAAAAAGAATCCGGGCTTTCTTAGTGAAGTGGAATGAATTCGTAACTATTCCTATAGGGTTATTGTTATGGAGGTACATGCCTGCTTTAATGAGATGGTCTGGATTCGATTCTACAGCGGGTGAGTATGATGGAGTTGTATTCATGAAGATTATCTATTCCATTATGGCTCTTAGCATACTGTCAGGTATTGCATGGTTGTTTATAAAAATTACATTTCCTAATGTCTATAACTTCCTCGATAATACACTTGGACAGTCAATGAATCAATCGTATACTAACCAACAAGGTTCGTTATCAAAATGGCACAAATCAAAAATAGCATTGGTCTTATTGCTTGCTTATTTGTTTTTCTTAGTGTTTCTGGTCAGTGTGATCTAAGAGACTCTCTTCAAAAACAGTATAGAGCACAGATAGGAGTTGTAGAGTTAACCGGCAACAATGACGGTGAAATGGTTGAGGAGTACTTAGCCACTACTGATCTTGGAGACGGTTATCCATGGTGTGCTGCATTCATATATTGGAATTATGTCCAGTTTGGTCATGAGCTAATAATGAAGTATCCTGCATATGCACCCAGTTATTTTCCTGATGATAATGTCATATACACAAGGGGGGAAGGTTTTAAGTGTCCTCCACAGCCCGGTGATGTCATCGGGATTTATTTTTCTAGCAAGAAGCGTATCGCTCATGTCGGTTTCTATGATGGAGAGACAGAGGATTACTTCATTACCGTAGAGGGTAACACCAATGACGCAGGATCTCGTGAAGGTCAGGGCGTATACCGAAAGTATAGACCGAAAGGTACTATTTATAAAATAAGCTCATTCTTATGACGTTAACTAACAAGATATTGCTCGGACTACTTATGATAGCTATTACAGTTATCTTTATTCAGGACTCATGTAATGAGCCTCCAGAACCTGAAGTAATTGTCAAGTACCTGCCTCAAGACACTATTGAAATAGAGATAGAGAAAGAGGTGCCGGTACCTGGTCCAACTGTTTATGTAAAGGGGGATCCTATAGAAGTTCCTGCAGATGTTGATTCTAATGCTGTTTACGCAGCTTTAGTTGATTCTAATGCAATTATGCAGTGGTATCTTGCACATCATGACTATAATGTTGTTAGGCCTTATAACAAATGGATATTGGATGATACAAATGGTAGGATATATCAAATCGATACTGTTTATCGAAATAAGATAGTCAGTCGGTCGTATCCGGTATTTGAAATCTACACTCATACTTATGAGGTGATAAAGCCTCCTCCATTAAAGAATTTATTTTTCATTGGAGGTGGTGTAGGAGGTTCTACGCAGCACTTTGAGTTTTGGGTGGACGGAATGGTGATCAATAAGAAGAAAAGAGCTTACAGCGCATCCTATGGAATATTAGGAAGCCAAGTGAAAGTGAGTATATTATTTAATTTATAAATCTAATCGAAAAGAAAATGGCAACTAAAAAGCTAAAAGTAGTTAAGAATGCAGACTTAGTATTTCTGCAAACAGGGTTAACAGGAAAAGGAATTAGTTCTAAACCAAGTGCTCTACATCGTATGGGTGTAAGCAGGAGGCTAACACAAGTGACTAATGCTCTTAAGGAGATAAACGAGGGTCTTAATCCGGATGATGATTATAAAAAGTTTTCAAATGAGTTGGAGGACCTTAAAAAGAAGAATGCCGATCGTGATGAGGCAGGTAAAATTGTTGAGAAGGAATATCCTGATGGCAGAGGTGGCAAAGTCAAGTTACCAGTTATCGAAAAGAAAAGGGAGAAACATCTCAAGGACGTTGCCCTATTACGCAAGAAGTATAAAGCGGTTATCGATACTGCTAAACAGTTAGAGGATAGCTACAATGATACCCTTATGGCACCGGTAAACTGTAAGTTTGCTCCTATTAAGTTTGGTGACTTTGTTAAGGAAAAGACAACATTTGAAGAGTTATTCGCTGCTTATCCGCTTATCGAGGAATTTGATAAAGATCCACTTCTTAAAAAGAAAATGGAGATTACTCTTACCGTTAAGGATATCATTGGTGATATGAAAGGCGAGGAAGGTCTTGCTGATATCGATAACATGAGAATGTTTAACAAGTTCGATATTTGGGACCTTTGTGTAGTTCTTACCTATAACATGAGGCAGATCCGTGAGAAAGGAATGGAGCTAAATAATGATCCTATATACCTTGAGTATAAAAAAGACTTTGATAAAGCAAGGATACAGCTTTGTGAAGATTTCTCCGAAAAGAATGATAACGGTGAAGCTATCCGTACACAGATGGGGTATAAGATTCCAGATCTCGGTAGTTTTAACATAGCATTTGAAGAACTTAAGGAGAAGAAAAAAGCTCTTCAGGATAAGTTTGACAAATGGCTTGAGAGCGAAGTTAATCTTGAAGTTGTTGATGTAAGTAAGTATCTATCTGAGATCGATGAAAAGCTAAAGCTTGAGGAAATGGAATTAACTCTTGAGCAGTCGGAACTATTAACATACTTCGTAAGTGAGTAATACTGTAAAAACACCGGAAGGGGCGTGGGTTAACACGTCCCTTTTTGCTCCTGTAGTGAGTGACGGCATACCGCCAGAGGATAGCTCGTATTATGAGTCGTGGTGGTATGAACAGAGAGATATCATTATGAATGATGGATACTCTGTAGGAGGTCACAGAATTACAGGTTCACATTACTTTTATCTCAATTTTTGGAAGATACGTGGTGTAAACCACAAGACAAAACGTAAAGAGCTTATTGCCCCTCGTTTCTTGGAAATGGACCATGAATATTTCCATGTAGTAGAACAAGCACGTAAACAGGACAAGAATGTAGGGGTAATCAAAGGGAGACAAACAGGATTCAGTGAAAAGCATGCATGTCTAATTGGAGAGGAGTTCTCATTCCATCCTGCATCACAGAGCGTTATCGTATCAGGACTCGAAAAGTATACCAATACTACAATGGGTTTTGTTCGCAGAGGATTAAACTCACTTGTTCCTACTGAGTTCTACAAGCACAGACAACCAAACAGAACCGAATACATGAGGGCCGCTTATGATAGGGTCATTGTGAAAGACGGTAAAAAGATTACGCAGGAGGCAGGATACATGTCCGAAATCTTTGCCATCACTGCTAAGAATAGCTTACAGGCGGTCTCTTCATTGAGTCCGTCTTTTGTGCTTATGGAGGAAGCAGGAGTGTTTCCTGGAGTACGTGGAGTGTATAAGTTCATTAAGCCATCTCTATACTCTGAGGGTATCAAGACAGGATTTGTAATCTTTGTTGGTACTGGTGGTGAAATGGAAAAGGGTGCTGAAGAGCTCCAAGAGATTATTTATACTCCTAATGAATTTGATATTCTTCCATTTGATGCAAGTGAATGGGATAGTGATATAGAGCCAGGCACAATTAAAATGGGTTGGTTCTGTCCTAAGTGGAAGTATAAGCTTGTTGATAGTGAGGGTAACTACCTTAAGCAAGAAAGTATCGATCAGATTAAAAAAGAGCGTGAAGATGCTGATACTGATGATAAGCTATACACATCCATTACTCAGGAACCTATCATTCCTGATGAAGCTTTCCTTACACGTACTGGTGGTTATTTTGGTAAAGCGAATGCTCATAAGCTGAATAAGATCAAGGCTATGATTCGCAAAACAAAGGAGATGCAAATCACCGAAAGAGGAGACCTTGAGTGGTTATATGATGAGCATAATGGCAGAAAAATCATTACCGGTGTAGAGTTTATCCCAAATGATGAAGGAATTTTTGAACTTGTTGAAAGACCTGAGACAGTGGACGGAGTTGTGCCTGAAGAGCTTTATGCAGGCGGCACAGACAGTTATGACAGAGACGAAGCAAACACCTCGGATTCAAAATTATCTACACATATTTACAAAACTTTCTTGCATGCGGGCACAAGTTATGATATATTTGTAGCACGTTTGCATTGGCGACCATCTCTGGCAGAAGGAGGTACAGAGGCAGCATATGAAGCAAGTGCAAAGCTCTGCATGTACTACAGAGCAAAAAACCTAATCGAATGGTCAAATATCCGTATCTTCGACTGGTACGATAACCACAACTTTAACTTTTTACTGAAAGAGAGGCCCGAAATGTTGTTGTCAGCATGGATCCAAAACAGTTCAATGACGAATAAGTATGGTGTAGATCCTAGTACAAAGACTCACTGGTTATCATTACTTTCAGATTATATAGCAAAGAATTACCATAGACTTAGAAGCGTTGACCTTATTAGTAAATTTATTAAGTTCAAGCTCGATAAAAATTATAACTGTGACGAAACAATAGCGGCATCATTAGCGTATCTTAATGGGTATGAGATGGCTCAACATAAACGTAAGATAGATACTCAGCCCCAAAAGGCTCAACGTGTTAGTCCGTTGCCTCGTTACAAAAGATTATCAAACGGTATAATTATAGCGACATGACAAAGAAACTTCCAACAACTAAAGTCGGTGAACCTGACGATATTGTTAAGCATAAGATGTTTGACGATGCTATGAAGCTTGTCGGTACTACAGCACGTGATGTAAAAAAGGATACTAAATGTTACAAGATATATCATGGTGAGATCGACAATAAAGAGTTTAGCTATTTGACAGAAATAGATGGGAATATCCTTCCGGCAAAAATGAGATGGATTCCTATGGTGACATCAAAAGTTAACAAGCTCGTTAGCCAAGATGCTCAACGTGAAGTCAAATCAAGGATCTATGCATCAGACAAAAGAAGCATTGAGGAGAGAAACCTCAGAAGAGCAGAGAGAGTATTTAATATAGCACGTAAGAGAATAGAAGCTGTTAACCAAGCCCAAATAACCGTCCAGAAGAGCTTAATGGCTGCTAAGAATAGATTGGCCCAGTTGGTGCAGAGAAGTCCTCAGACGCAAGCTGAGGCTGCCGAATTAGAGCAATTACAGATGCAGTTGCCAGTTCTCGAATCAAAGTTCGATCATGCGATTAAGAATATCGATATCGACAACGTGCTTACTCAAAAAGATATTGACGAAGCTGACCGACATATGACCTATGATGATAGTGATATCATTGAACAAGGTTTCCAGGGAGGTCTTAATGAAGCTATCGTAAAGAAAGAAATCAAGCGTAAAAAGGTAATCAACATGCGTAACCGTGTTATTACCGGTAAGGAATTCTACTATGTTAACTGGGAGCCAGGAATGTTGAATCCTGTATTTGAGGTTATTCCTGTCAGGAATGTAAGGTTCTCCAGTGAAAGTAGTAAGTTTTATGTGCAGGATTGTGCTGCTATGGCATTTGATATCGAGATGAGTGTCAGTGAGGTTATTCTTAGATATGGCAAGCATCTTAAACCTGAAGAGCTAGAACATATAGTTCGTGCATCAGGAGCTCAGACTACTCAGAATGGGGCCGTTGTTCCTACACCTAACAATGGTGCTGTATTCTTAGATGATAGTTACAGTACTACTGGTGGTAATAATGTTAAGGTTACTATGGGTTTCTGGAAAGCAAACAGAGATGTCAGTTATAAGGAGACACCTAATAAACATACAGGCGATTACTTCCGTCATGTAGTATCTGCAGGTTATAAGCCCAAAAAAGGTGAAACAGTAATAAGCAAGAACGTGCAAGACTTATGGGAGGGTGTGATGTTAAACGATACATATTATGTTAACATTCGTAAATCACCTCTACAACTTCGTAGATTTGATGATGAACCGTCCTATGTACAGGGTCCGATTATTGGAGAAACATTCAATGATCCTGCTAACCGTCCTTACAGTCTCATATGGGAGACACGTGATATCCAAGAACTAAGTTCTATTATTCACTATCACAGAGAGCTTATGCTTGCTATGGCAGGTGTTAAGGGTATTGTGATGGATGTAGCTCAGAAAGCTGATATGGATGATGGAGAGTGGTTAATGGACTTTAAACGTGGTATCGCATGGATAGACTCATGGAAAAATGGTAAAGCAGCATCATTCAACCAATTCCAAACATATGACAATACTGTATCACCCGCATTAGGTTATTTGACAGAAATCCTGAAGGACCTCGATGAGATGGCCTCAGATATCACAGGTGTAAACAGAGAGTCTGTTGGTAGAACAGATCCTAACGACCAGGTAGGTACATTTGAGATGGCTATTAATGCCTCTAACCTTATCACGTTTATCATATACTATGAACATGATATCACATTACAGCATGCGCTTACACGTTACATTAATTGTGCGAGATATGCATGGAAAGGTGGTAAGGATGGTACATACATGACAGATTCTAATGCTAAGAAATTCTTTAAGATACATCCAGACGTTGCTGTTGACAGGTTCTTTAGTTTATTCTTAAGTGATAGTACTGATGATAATAACAAGCTTACTACTATCCGGCAGTTAGCGGCACAGGCTCGTTCAAACAGGGAGATTACCCTTTCACAGTTGATATCGATATTTGATACCAACAACTTAAAAGAGATGGAGGAGAAGATATCTCACTACTCTGAGAAGATGGCTAAGATTGCACAGGACAATGCTATGAGTGTTGAACAGCAAAAAGCAGAAGCTCAGAAGTTGCTTATTGAGATGAAAGGTAAAATCGATATGCAGCTACAGGCTCAGAAGGGTCGTTTTGAGGAAGCTAAGTTAAGAATAGAACAGGGTAAACTAGAGATGGAAAAACTTAAGACTTACATTGATGCTAAGCTTAAGAGGGAAGAGATGGGTATCGATGCTCAGATTAAGGCTACTGAGATCCAAGCTGAGACTGATGTGGAAATGGCATATCTTGCAGAAGATAGCAGAGCTAATTCAGTTGATGAGAAGATCCGCACTGCTCAACTAAGAATGGATGGTCTTGCTAACCAGGCAAACATTCTCTTAAACGCTGATGCTAATGAGAAATCGCATAAGGAGAGTATGAAGAAACTTGATGTAGAGAAAACAAAAGCCAGATCTCAAGGGTCAGGCAAAGAACATATAAAAGACTAATTATTCACTTAAAATCTAATCGAAATGAAATTTGGAAGAGACTTACGTAATCAAGAGGGCAACAGCATTCTAGGAGCAATGGCTGCTGCCGAAGGAACACATGTGGCCGGTAGAGGAGGTGCTGGCGGAGCAGGCGCAGGAGGTGGTTCAGGCGCAGGTGGAGGAACTGAAGTAACAGGTGCCGGTGGTGGTGCTGGTGGTGGTGAAGATAAATTTAAACCTGCCGCATATTGGGAGACTTTTGGGGTTGAGGTTCCAGAAGCTCTGAAAGTTGATAAATTGCCTGAAGGGGTAGAGGAAAAAGCCCTTTTTGAAGCAGCGTACAAAACGAAAGTGATGGGAGGCATGCACGAAGAAGTGATTAGCCTCAATCAACATATAGCAAACGGGGGCAACCCTGAAGATTACTATTCAAGCAAGGTCAGTAAACCTGACTTTCAAACGATGACTGATGATGTCTACGCCATGTATAAACTCAAGGATGAATACGGCAAGACCGATGACCGTCCTGACGGAATGGATGACGAGCAGCTACAGTCTGAGTTAGAAAAGCTGAAAGAATCCCCGATCGTGTATAAAAACATGGTCAAGCAGTGGAGAGACAAAGACGAACAGGAGTACCAGGATAAAATGCCTAAACCAGTAACTCCAGAACAAGTTGAGGAAAATTCTCGTAACACTGTCAATACCTTTGTAGATTCTATCAAGGGTAAAGAGAGAGTAGTTAACGGTATCAAGTATACAGCCGAACAGGTTGGACAGATGGGTGAACTATTCTCACAAATTGTTACCTATAATAAAGATTTAGGTACAAGCGTATTTGGATTGATGATGAATGAAAACAATTTTCTTTTTGACACAATCATAAGTGCATTTGGATCGAAAGAAGCGATCGACAATTTACTATCTAATGCTAAAGAGGAGACAAAGAAAGCCATTCTGAACTCACTCGACATCAAAGACATTAACCTCACTGGGGTTAAACAGGAAACTGATGCTAAGAGTAAGCTAAGCAGGCTATCATCTCCAGAAGTTAATTAAAAAACATAATTAAAATGAGATTAGTAAATCCTGGTACTTTAAAAGGCTTTGCAAATGAGACCACAATGGAGAACCATTTGTTTCAGTATGCAATAGCTGAGCCAGAAATTTTGAACCAAGCAGTTACAATGTTCCCTAAAGTGGCTACATTCCAAACTCTGCTTGCTGACAGAAACCTTACTGCTAAAGGTTTATTTGCTGACATGAATACTGACAAGTACAAAGTTGTTGGTAACACTCGTGTTAAGTGGCCCGTAAAATCTTTGCATTCTCGCAAAGGTGTGATCTTAGGATACACAGCAGCTACTACAGCTACTCCCGGTATCTATGGTGAAGTTGTTCTTCTTAAGATTGATACTAACTGGTTCAGTCCATACGATGCACTTGAACTTTCAGACAACAAAACTATTGTGACTGTTGTTGATGATACTCCTCCTGAAGAGGTTGAGACAGGTGTATGGGAATACAAAGTAAGACTTAACAGATCCTCTGACAGTGCTTACATTGATCCAACTCTACTAGCTGAAGGTATGGAAATAGGATTTGGTTACACCAACTTCTACGAAATGTCCGAGACAGCATACGAGAAGTATACATTTGACGATTGGGCTAGCTCAACTCTGACAATTCAGAGAATGAAGTGGTCTATCTCAGGTACTGCTGCTCAAATGAAAACTGGCAAACAGTGGGTAATGCATAACAATGAAATGGCATGGGTTACTCATCAGGAGCTTAAGATGTTGGAAAGATGGGCTGCTGCTCGTGAATTCCAGTTAATTCGTGGTAAAGGTACAGTAAGTGCTGACGAAAAAGTACTTCTTCGTGACCTTAAAGGCCGTGATATCCGTTCAGGAGATGGTCTGCTTAACATTGGAGATGGCTCATTGAAATTCCCTTTCAATAAGCTTACAAAACGTACTATCGATAACGTTCTTGAGAATCTTTCTATTCTTTCAAATGATGATGGCGTAATGGAAGTTGCTGCTGTTGGTGGACGTAAGTTCAACACTACATTTGGACAGATCATGAGAGATGAGTTCAAAGTAACTGCTCAGGAACTTGTTGAAGGTTCAGGACGTTCAAAAGGTATCAATGCCTCATTCCAGTATTATGAGCTTGATGGTGTTCGTATTATTCCTGTATGGAGTAAATGGTTCGATGACATGACACGTCCTTCTCAGAAAGCGAATGACGGTAGCCGTAAGCTATCATGGAACGCTTTCTTCACCTCATTGGGTAACACCGAAGTGGGTATGCCAAACGTTGAGCTAATCGCTCTTGGTAATCGTAATTTCTTGAAAGGTTCTGTTCCTGGTATCAATCACGGAGAGAATATGAAAACATCTGTCGATGGTGAGCACACACATGTTCTATCTGAGTCAGGTATCATATCACGTGATGAGTACGGTACAGCAGAGCTTTACATGGTTTAACCTTTTAAAATCTAATCTAATGGCACAAAATAGTAATGTAGTAACAGTAAGAGCTCTAATTAAAAAGTACAGGTATGCACCATTTCATGCAGTACCTCATCAGGACACAGAGAACAGAGGACATATAACAGGACAGAAATCACTTTCAAAGTCTTTGCAAAATAGTCCTCATCGTATAACTAAAGACAGTGAGGTTGTTTTAACTCATGGTCTGCGTTTACATAAAGATGATGAGCGTGATCAATGTATCATAGCTTTTCTTAAGGTCCTTGAGGAGGTTGCTCCACGTTTCGCTGAGGCAAACCCGGAGGTGCACCTGTTCTATCTTGAAGATATCGAACAAGAAGCAGAAATTAGTGTAGATCAGGATGAGTTAATGATGAAAGCATTTGACGTTATAACACAGAATAAATCACTTGAGAAGATGCGTAATATCGTATACTTCTTGCAGAGGGATCCTGAAGGTATGACTGAGAAGATCATGAAGAAACTCATTTATGATACTGCTAAAACAGAACCACAACGTATTATTAATTCGATTGCTAATAACGGAAAGCATAAGATTTTCCTTTCAAAATTATACTTTAAGGGCATTATTACACGTAAGGGTGGAATGTACATGCATGGTGAGACCATGATCGGTAAGGATGAAGAGGATGCTATTCTGTTTATTATGAATCCTAAGAATAAGAACCTTGTGGATATGCTTGGTGATAATTTGATGGTGAAGGAAGGAAAGAGCGAGACTGAACTCGATAAGATGGAAGTAACGTTGCCAAACGGAGAAGTTGAGTCCGTAGATGAAGCAAGAGCTGATGAGCTCCTTAAGGAGTATTCATTACAGGCTCCTGCTATTTACAGACTTAACGGAAAAGTAGGTTTGCTTAATAAGCATTTTGATACGATAAAGGAAGAATAAAATGAACGCAGAAAAAACATATAGACTGTTCTTAAGTGAGATACGTTCAGGGAGTAACGCCTCTTTGGAACCTGCTGCATGGAACCTGTTCTTTAATAGTACAATATTAAAGTGGGTAAACATGAAACAGGACCAGGTGGAGAGAAACCAACTTCAAACTGATGACCTGTCTATGATAACAGTCACAACGGATGGACTACCATTCAAACCATTGAAAGAGATTGACAGTAATTCTGACATATCTGTATTTCCGGTCCCTGAGTCAACACCGTCAAACAAGAATAATTATCAGTTTGGCAGTGATGGCAGCAAGACTAAATATCCAGATTATTTCAGGCTGCTGAACGCATTTCTTATAGTAGATGGGGTTGAGATACCAAGTGAGTCATTAAAGACCAATGAGGAGGACGAGATTAAGTCTAATACTTATTTAAAACCCTCAATGGAAAAAGTGTATCACCGTGTCGAGGATGGAACAAGTTACAATCCTGGTGGCCGTGTGTTTAAGGTTCTGCATTCAATGAGTTCTATTGATTCGTTCAAGATATCTTATTTAAGAAAGCCGTTTCCTTATTTCTTCGATGAAAGCCAACCTGAAGATAACATTGAGAATGTTAATCTTGTTCGGGGTGGTGGATCTGTTCCTTGTGAGTTTAACGATATCATAACTATAAAAATCGTTTCGATGGCTGCAAGGTTATTCCTTGAGGCCAAAAGCGATCCACGCTATGAGAGTCTGACAAACGAACAGATTATAAATAGAATTATTCACTAATAAAATAAGGTAAAAATGGGAAATTTAGTAAGAAAACCCACAGAAATATTGATCAACACAGTTGATTCTTCAGTTATTGCGGAGAACGCAGCCAATACCGGTGTATTCCTAAAGGACTACGGTGAGCTTCTGTCAGCTAAGGCAAGATGGAATGGTACGCCTAAAGATGTTCTTAAGGTTACAACCAGAACTGGTGAAGTTTCCAAAGAAGTGATTAATATAAAAGCCGCTTGTGCTGTTGCACCGGTTCAGGCTTCAGTTAATTTGAGAAAACGCCCACGTCTCGCAGGACAAGTTGGTATGACCCAAAACGTGACAATGCTTGGAAAAGATTATGACGGTAACGTTAATGCTCTTTCAGGTGATTGCTCAGGTGGTTTTATTCCTGCTGCTGACAACACTCTACTTGCTACAGGCATTGTTGACCTAGCTCAAAAAGAGCTGTTTCCATTCTTTAAGATTGGTAAAACAAAGGTTGTTGATGTAACTGACCGTACTTCTGCTATCCAGCTTGATCTTCTTGTTGATGGTGCCGGTACTACTGCTTATGATGCTAATACAATGGCATTAGTTGTTGCTGCTATCAATGCAGGTTCTCAGGCTTATGCTTGGAGCGTTGATGGTGCAGGTGTAACAGGTACGATTTACATTGTGTCTCGTACTAATGCAGATATTACCACTGCAGGTCATGATAATTGTGCTGACAGCACTACATACAAAGATGCTATTGGTATTATCTCAGATGATCCTAAGTATAAAGTAGATGCGTACATTCGTGATATTGATGGTTCAAGACTCAGTCAGGATGAAGGATCATATCCTTATCTTACAACTGAGGACATGTTCCGTATCTTCCCAGTTCTGTCACAGGATCATGGATCTATTCCTGAAACTCCAGTACAGAATGTAAGTTATTCACTATACAGATTCGAGCTTATTCATGAGGCTTTTGCTCTTGACGGTGCAAACCATCTTGACCAGTTTAAAGAAAGACTTGATGTATATGTTGCTCACGTTAGCACTAACATTGCAACTTTCGAGGCTGCTCTTAAAGCAGGTGGTTTCCTTGTGAACGGTTCAGGTACTCCATTGTACAATACTGCTGTATTTACATTTGCTACCGACTCAACACAGGGTGGTTCTGTATTCTTGAGCATTGACGACTTTGAAATGTCAATCGATGTGGCTACCGGTCAGACACCTACACAGATTGCTGCTGCTGTTAAAGCTGCTGTTGATACTGTTGATGGTCTGTCTGCTGCTGTTGATACAGGTGAAGTGACTATAACAAAAGCTGCTGGTATCACAGAATGTACAGTAAGCGAAACTCTTGGCGATACTACCGTGACTGCTGTAACGCTATCACAGGTATAGTAATATTGTAGAAGTATTTAGTTAAACATTAGGGGAGGATGGAGGCAACTTTGTCCTCCTTGTTTTTTCTAAGGACATGAGCAAAACGTTAAGAGAAGTTAGAGACTCTGTACTTGTAGCATTGCATAAGTATTCAGATGATGTTAGAATCCCTAAGAGTTTTATCGATGGCAAGATAAAGGACGCACGAGTTACATTAATAAAAGATCATAGAAAAAGGAATAAGGGTAAAGTCGAACAGGGCTTTTATCAGCTTATTAATGGTCTTGAGATTAAGAACCTCGTAAACTCGAAGTCTACATCAGTAGGGATGGTATCCGGATACTACGTTAATGTACCAGGAATAATGAAGATTGTTGATAATCCTGTCCTCTCGATTGGATCTCACAACATGGAGGTATTGTATGACATTGTTCCTTACATTAAATGGCTCACAGCAAGATATAGACGACACACAAAACACATTCCTGTAGGTACTGTAATAGATGAGATGATTGTATTTCATATAAGACCTGCAGGTAACCTGTTAACCTCACTGATATTATTGGAGGACTTTAGAAGTGGTCTAGGGTTTACTGATAATAGCCAAGTTCCTGTTCCATCAGGAATACTCGTAAAGTTAGAAGCCATGGTTGTTGACACAGTTGCAAGAAGCTATGGACTTTTGTTAGATCCTGTAAATGATGACAGTGAAGAAACCAAAAAAGATGACAAAGATTCTCGTAACAAGTAAGTTTTTTAATGAAGATACTGGTGTGCTGTTAGAACCTAAGACAGTATATGAATCAGATGGCGTATTAAGAGTTATTCCTTCGTTTTTAGAATATAAAGAAGCAGAGGACTGTTATTCAGTTAAGCACTATAATGAATATGTTTATGTTCCAGTATCAGAGTGCGTAGTCTATGATGGGGTTACACCTCTGAAAACATTAGATGATACACTCAACGGCCTCCTGGACACTACAGCAGACGTTCATGAAGCATACGAGGATGCATTTGGTATTACTATTGGCATGATGTATAGGGTCGATTTTGATGGTGTTGTTATAAAGCATAAGACAAATGAACAACAAGAGGAGGAAGAAGAAACTCCAGATGACATATCGAGAAAACCTTTTATATACTAAGAGGTTTGGTATGATGGATATTGTTAGCGTTTCTAATCCGCTTTTCAAGCAGAATAGAAAGTGGGATAGCTATGATGATCTAAACATCACTGCTAATCCTGAGAAGCTTTCACATGTCCGTATTGCCGGTAGAGTTGTTAAAATTTTCTTCGAGCTTGTGTTTAAGGATATGATAGAGAACAACACTATATTCGTGTTCCCTATTGGTAATACCGTTAGGATGGGTATTGCAAGGAATCCTAAACCTAAGAAGTATAACATTGAGACATTTGGTGAAGAGTACAGGCCATGGCTAACATTCGGTCATAATTTCTTTAAGAGATGCTCAGGGTTTTATTACTATATGAACTTTTCAAAGGGTTGGCAAAAGAAGCTGATGGACCAGGTAAAGAACGGAAGAGTGTATTCATATGGTAGAGCCTACTTCGAGAATATGGGTAAGTACAAAGAGACCGAAAGGATCATTGAAGCATATGACAAAGAATATAATGACGTAAGTAACTACATATAACATGGACAATTATAAATATACAACGGCTGAGGAAATAATGAGTAGAGTGAATGCTGTTCACCCGCATAAGCCTACTAACATTACGGACTTCATTAACTGGTGCGCTCAGTGTGAGGTTGAAGAGATTAAAGAGTATCAGTATAACGTTAAGTTTAAGAATGTAAAACTTGAGGTTATTAATGGTAAAGCTAAACTTCCATGTAATGTATGGAGGATACTTGCTCTTCAGGAAAAGATTGATGGTGATTATTACACTAACTATACAGAGAATGGTTCCTATGTATTCGTAAAGGATAACTATGGTACTGCTGATTCTGATGGTAAGAAGTGGATCTATCTATCCTATGAGGGTTTGCCGGTAGATGGTAAAACAGGTATGCCATTAGTTCTTAAAGGTCATGAAGCAGCATGTGAGGCTTATTGTGTAATGAAGATGTACTATGAGGATTATCTCACAGAGGTTATCAGTGATAACAGATGGAACAAGATTGAAGATGTGTTCACAATGGCACTTGCTAAGACAAATACAAGGATCAGACACACAAGTTATGCAGACAAGCAAAAGTATTACCGTATTATGTATAATATGGTTCAGGATGTAAGGTATTATAAACCACAATAACATGAAGAAAGTATTTGTTAACATACCGAAACAAGGAATAATGAGTGATCTTGACAGGAGTGAAATCCATCAGGATCGCTGTTATGTTAGTGAGAACGTAAGGTTCTATGATGACAATGGTGACTTTATTGCTCATCCATTCTACGGTAACAGACAGGCTTATACTTTAAGTGAGGGCTTTCAGTATTGCGGAGAGATATCAAAAGGGGAGATATCATTTATCTTTTCGAGGAATTCTTCCGGCCTATACGAAGTTGGGTCTTATCCATCTCCAAAACAGTTAACAGGATTCAATGACAGAGGTGATGCAATTATTGACACATCACTGTCCGGATTCGAGAATGTATATAAGCCACTGTGTAATTTTACCGGTAAAAGGAGGTTGAGGACTAATCTCTTTGAGTTTGACTCAATCAAGCTTGTTCAAGGGTTAGCGAGGGTTATTTATGATGACACCTATAATTTATACTATACTGACAGGAAAAATCCAGTACGCTTGATTAACTCAGGGTTTGATACTGATGGTAACATTGTTGACAACCATGATATCACCAATGAATACTTTGTAAGCCAAATTAACCTAATCCAGAATGTTGCAAGGTTGACAACTCCTGCGAGTGCTACTATCGAGAAAGGTGGTGAGCTTGACTATGCTACATACTTTGCTTATGTCAGATATGCTACATCTAACTTGGATGTTTCTGCTATAGTAAAGCAGTTTGGTCCACTTAGAATAAACAAGGCAGAGAACTATGTCGATAAGTTTGCCGGAGGAAACACAGAATTAACTAATGAAAAGAGCGATAAAAGAATTAAGATTATCCTAGAGGACATTGACACGTCATACGAGTATGTTGAAGTCATTCTCAGTAAATATTACTCGGATGAGAATGGGATAACTCAAGTTAGGACAGGGCTTGTCAATAAGAAGTATGAGGCTACTGATGGAGTTCAGATGCTTATTTATGGTAACGAAGAGATGATTACAGTTCTCGATGAGGATGTAACAAATGAGATACCTGTCGATGATAAGGCTGACTATATTGCAGAGTTCAATAATCGCATGTGGGGAGTTAACTGGGTACGTCAGAATAAACATAGTTCTGTTGTCCAGGCATTCGCTGCGCTTGTTGAACCTGAGCCTGTCCTTAATACTATTTATGATTCAGGCAACACTTATTACAAAAGAAATGATCCTAACACGCCTGTGTACTATTTTCCTGAAGAGGTTTATCCTTTTGCTATTAAAGCCATACTTCATAGTGGTACAATAACGTATCCATATCCGATAACGGGAAGAGATTTTTTTAAAGATCCTACTGGTACAACACTTGCAAATGATAATGGCCTTGTAAGGTTTCCTGCTTTGACTTCTAACGCTGATTACAGTGAATATGAATACAAAGTATACGCAATAAAGTTTAAGCTCCTACAAGCTTTCCAGGGACTTACTCAAGAGCAAAAGACATGGATGTATCAAAACGTTAAAGACTTTGTTATTGTTCAGGGTGATAGAATCAAAAACAGGGTTGCTATGGGTATCTCTTTGCCTATTGTTGGTAATGAAGATTTATATTTTCTCGATGGTAAACACGCTATTAGTAATAGGGTAAGTATTCCTATGTATCAGCATACACTGATAGGAGGACAGAAGTCGTCTACGGGAATGCCTGCTCAGTTTTATCAGTATCATAAAGCTGATGATGGAAGGATTATAAAGTATCAGAGTCAGTTCTATGCAGAATCTATGGATAACACTGATTATGAGAAGCAGTTTATGGCGTTGTATTCACCTGATATAATGTTTAATAAGACTAACGATATATCACAAGTAGGGTATGTTAAATGGTGGGTTGTTGATCCTAGTCACTCACACCAGACAACAAAGACACGTCCATCGCTTATTCAGGTTAATATGAAAAAACCAGGATTGGATATAATGTCAGATGCCGATATTGATGACTATGAAATGGTGGGTGATATTGTAAATAATAATCCTGCTAATCCAAGTCAGAAATACAGGTGTATTAATCAGGCTTTTGATGCTTATACTGATCCTAATCCTGAGTCAGATGTTGGAGAGAAAGCTTTCTCTATTTATTACTTTAACGAAGCGTCATCACAAAATGGTGAGACTGTATCCTACAGTTGGTCTAACAGGAATCTTGTTACACCTAAATACTTACTTCTTAAGTCCAGTTCATTTAAAACTGTTAGTGGGCCAAGACCTCCTGCTATAATGGTTGCTTACAAGAAAAACCCTAATGACATCACTGTAGCTGATTTAGCTCAAAGTGAGAATACAATATACTATGAAAAGAGTATTCTTGCGCTTACCGATATCACGGATACAAAGGAAGTTGCAAAAGGGGATATGTATTTTGGGCTATTTAATTTTAAACAAATGTCATGGGATCCTTCATCTTCACTTATCTGGAATACAGCAAAAGAGGCTAATGAATCAGTTGGTGTTGATATTGCTTTTATGGATTCGGCAGGAGATGATCAGTGGTTAGGTACAGGTAAATATTATACATATGCTCATGGTCTACAGATATTTTTTCCTGGATTCTTTGAGGACAACATTGGCTATAGGACTGAGGATGTAGCGAAATCGTTCTACCCTTCAGCTTTAGGAACACTTTCTCATGAAGAATGGATAAAAGGTCCAAGAAGCACTTTTTACACAAGAATGGGAATACGTAGAGATGGAACTACTTTAGAGTCATTTGCGTTTAATAAAGCCTATAATCAGATGAATTCTATCAGGGGTGTATATGGTCATGATAAGATAAATATTTATGACAAGAAGATCATTAAGGCTAAAACCAGAATGAGGTATTCTGTAGAGTCATCTTCAGGAGAGGTTAGAGACTCATGGAGATTGTTCGCTCCAAGTGCATACAAGGATTATGATCAACGTAATGGAGAGTTTGTAGGTGTTGCTGCTGTATATGGTTATCTTATATCTATACAGGAGAGTGCTATCAATCGTCATTATGTGAATGAAAAGGAAGTTAAGATACCTAGTACATCCGGTGAACTTGTGATAGGTCGTGGTTCAGTATTGTCTGATAAAGTAAATGTACTCTCAGAATATGGAGCACAGTCCAACAGGGCATTCGCATCATTGTATGAGATGATAATTGGTTACGACAACCTAAGAAACATTGCATGGGTAACTACTGTTAAAACAACGAACACCAGAGTTACTGTTAATGCTATCGATATTACTGAGGGAGGATTAGTCTCCAACTTATTCGAAAAGAACATTCAAGGAGGAGATGTATATGTAAGCGTTAATAAGATAAGCAAGGAAGTATGGTTCTCTTCAGAGAATAATGACAAGGTGGTTATTTATGATTACAAAAGGAATATAATATCAACAGTTAGAACTGCTGCTTACATGGGAGCGCATTTAACTGACAACGGGTTCTTTACCTCACGTGATGGAAACAAGTTCTACATTGAACATCAGGATAATATAATGAATTATTATGGCAAAGACCATACTTTTAAACTCGGTATCATTGCTAATGGAATGAGTGCTGAAGGTAACATGACTTTAATCGATAAGTTTTTTGAATCGTTAGATATTGTATCTTCATACACGCATTTCTCAAGGATACTGTTTCAGACAGAGGGCCAACATACAAACTTAGTTCCGTTCTATAAAGAACAGAGGTTCTGGAATAATCCAGAGAGAGATGGGGCTAAGTGGACAATGGCTATACCACAACAGACAACCAATGAGAAGTTCTTTGATGAGAAGAAAGAGATGGAGGGAACATGGTTGTATATACAGCTTGAGGCAGATAATGCAGCAGATTTTTATGTAAGATCATTTGAAACTAAATACAAAATAAAGTAAGATGAGTGACAGAGGTGACAGAGCATGGAGCACAGCTTTAAAGGGTGCAGGAGCAGGTGCTAGTATTGGAACGGCAGTATGGCCTGGTATTGGAACAGCAGCAGGTGCTGTAGTAGGAGGCGTTGCTGGTTACATTGTAGGTGATCAACCAATACCGGCAGTAAAGTATGAAATTGATGCAACAGATTCATACAATAAATTATCTTCTCAGGCGCAGTATGGTTCGCCAGGAGAGTTTAATAATGTGTTTAAAGAGACACAGATGTTGATTGATGAACCAGATCCGGAAGCACAGACTCGTGATTTTGAAAGAATCATGGCAGTAGGTCAAGCTCTAGGAACTATATATTCAGGTCTCAATGAGACTTTTGATTTCACTTCACATAAGATTAGTGATGTTGATGAATACACGGACATTCAGACTGAGATGGAGAATGA